CTTTAGCAGCTTTTAACGCTGCCTTTTGTTGCGCTGTTTCGCCCATTCCTCTTATTGAATATAATGCCATTTTTCTATCTGTTGCGTATTTATACGGTTTTTTATAGTCGTATTGTCCTACTACTGGATCAAGCCAAATTTCATTTTTTCCTGGGTTTATCACTACAAAAACGTGCTGCGGTTGCTTGTCATAATCTCTATAACTAGCAAAACGATAAGCAAAAGGTATTCCCAGGCTTTGTAATACCCCACCAGCAAATAAACTGTAATGCTTGCAGTCACCGTAACCAGTTGCAAGGATAGCAGCAGGACTTTTTACAGTTTGCTTACTCCCTGGCTCAATCACATAGCGAACATTATTTTTTAAAAAATTAAAAATTTTTCTGCCTACTTCTCTACTTGTTCCAGCATTAAAAAAAGAACTAATTCTGCTATATTCCTGTGCGTGTCTATTGTGCGCATTACATATAGCGTCTATTATATCACCTGTATTTTGATCCTGGACTAGCATTTCGTTTTTGTTTTGAAACGGTGCTAGCCTGCCCATTAATACACTTGCGTTCACAGGCGGCGTGTTTCTGTTATCGGTACAACTATTCCGTCCACGTTTGCTGATCCTCTAAAAGTAGCGCTAACCTGGCCAGCTGCCGCAGTTAATAACTCACGTACACTTTCAAAAACTCCTAACGCGCTAGGACGTGCCACAAGGCGCAGCGTACTTTCGCTATTAGGTGCGACTGTCTGATCACCAAATGCCGATACATTAGCCAGGAATCTATCATTAACGCTAATTGATCCAGTTATGCTTTTTATTTTAATCGTTGTGTTAGTTGGGTTTTGTACTGCCAGTTCCACATTTATAGTAGGTTGCAGCAAGCTGCCGCCTGGCCGAAGGCTGCGAAGCTGAAAAATAGCTTTTTGACCGAATCTAAATCTTGAAAGTAAAAACAGTGCAGCTGCGCCGCCTATTAGATAAAATAAGTTTCTCATTCGCCTGTCGGCGCGGCTTTTAAGTCCTATGTCGTTTGTCCGTATGAAAGTAAAAAACTTTTTTTTCTGGCAAAACTTTTATGCAACTAATTTTTTAACCTTCGTAAAATATTAACTTTTTGACCTGTCTGTGCAAGCCTTTGTGAGGCCTTGCGCAGAGCAGGTCAAAGATAGTAAAAATAATTGATATTTTAGTGAATTTTACGAGATTTTTTTATCCACATATTACCTGTATTCACCTTCATTTACTAAAAATCGTTGCACAATACAGTGCAAAAAAAGGCCCCTAGTAGAAACCAGGGGCCGCATTGTGAATATAACCAACTCTGCTTATGTATCTGCTAATTTACAGCTTTTTTTCAAAATCGCGTATGAGCCAGGTCCTGCGTTCAAATTTCGCCGTTTGTGAATCGTACCAGTTAATATACCAGGCGCCTAGATCCTGGCAAAATTTGCCAAATTTTAGGACGTTAGATATATTTCGGTACTTTCTAGGCCGCTTTGTGCCTGGCTTAAAAAAAACTATTGCTGTTTTTAGATCCTTTGCCATTTTTTACTATTTTCGTATTGAATACAGGTGATCGCGGTTAGTCCGTTGGTCGTTTGTCCGCGCCAGTTGAGCCTTGCTCCTGGCGCTTTTTTTTACTAGAAAGGTAGATCGTCAATCATTACGCTATCAACATTACCACTGCCCATTTCTAGCCTACTTTGCTCTGCTGGTATTGCAGTTTGCGGCTGTTCTATTACTTCAGTAAATAAAATGCGCAAGTAATTAGATCCAGTTTTGCTTTTATTGATCCAGCCAGCAATACGGAATTTTTTTTCGTTCACCGTTGCTGTTCCCGAATAATCGGGCGCCTGTGCAGTTTCTTTTTTCGCATTGCGAAAAATCGTGCCGCTGTTGTTTTTCTGTTCCATAGTTATTAGCGTTCAGTTTCCTCTGTTCCCAGGTTAAGATTTTTTTCCCTTTTTAGGTAGTGTAAAAGTTTCCTGTTCTATGTAAGGTACTTGCTGCCACAGTCCGTTAAAATTCATCAGTGCAATTGGATCAAAGTCATCCGAACTGCGCAGGTATTTTGGCCGTAAAATAAACTGCTGATTTTCTTTATTTCGTTCCACTATTAAAGTACTCTGCGCCCAGCGGTCGGTATTAGATCCCAGGTGTCCTAGCGTTTCGCCTTGGCCCTTACCCAGGTGCAGTACGCCAATTAGTAAAACATTATACTGTTTTGTGATTCGCTTAAACCAGTTAGTCAGCCTGCGCGTTTCTTCTTCGCTATTATAGTTTAAACATAGATCCAGCAAACCGTCTACAATGATACAGGCGCAGTCAGTATTGTCTATTAGGTACTGCTCAATCATTGAGCGAATACGTCCTGGCATATCTTCGCGAAAAGAAAACGCGTCAAACGTGTCAGGTAACTTTTTTTTATCTGCTAGCGCTAGGATCTTGTCTATTTGCCTGTAAAAGTCAAAATCGCTCATTTCTGTATCAAAGTAGCCGATCCTGGGCCGATCTGTAGGCAGCTGCAGTTTCATTCCCCAAATGCCCTGAAATGGCGGCACTAGGGCCGACGCTGCAGCTGCGCCTACAAATGTACTCTTACTGGCTTTTGGTAGTCCGCTGAAAATAATATAGGACTGTAACATTCCGACCACCTTACTTTGAATCGTGAAAATAGGCGAATGACTTGCAGGCCGCTGTGCAGGGTTATATTTCCTGGCCTGTAGTAAGTCAGTCAGTTTCGCTAGTTCGTTTGTCATTGTTTGTTAAAAGTTCCAGTAACTAGAAAGCCATAGCATAAAAGCTAAAATAACGAATAGCCAAAATTTAGGACTATTCAATAATTTGTAAAGTATCTTTTTCATTGTTATTTAGTTTTTTTAATTCATCTAGTAATTCCTGGGCCATAATGATAGCAGCCTGCGCAGGAGTAAGCATATCGCCATTTTTGGAAAGTTTTTTTGTACTGGCTAATTCTAGGTAATGCGGCAAAAGTTGCAGGCTAAAATACTCTAGTTTAGATACTCCAGGGATCGGCGCAATAATGCGGCCCAAATTGTCTTGTGCTACTTGTGGCGGAAACGCAGGCGCGTCGTAATTTGTGTTTTGCATAGTCTATACATTTTGATTAAAAAAATAATTAAAAAGCCTATCTCTACTAGTAGTAATACAATTAAGCATACTAGTCCAGTCCAGGCAAATGTTAGAATAAATTTTAGCTTATCTCGCAATATCATTGGGTAAGTATTGGCTGTTAGTAAGCTGGCGCTGATAGTAGTCAATACTGTCGTCAATTAGTACACGCAGTTCCATAGCCAGGTTAAACGGCACTAGGCGCTGCTCAATAAGCGCTTTACTACCGCAATCAAAAGTAATCTCAATAGTCACTTTTGATCCGTCCAAATTTTTACCCAAGAATTGTAACGTGTTGATTTTTCCCTGTAGCATTGACTTGTATGCTGCTAGGTCAATAGCTGTAGTAGCCATAGTTTTGAAATTTAGGTTAGTAAGTTATCGTTTGTCAGTACGAATTTATATAACATTTTAGCATATAAACAAAAAAAAATTTAGCTGTGACTAGCTAAATTTAATAAAATGCTATATTTTAAGTATTTAGGATAAAAACAGTTCAGCCTCTAATTTGCGCCTGTTAGTAAGTCCTGGTACTTCTTTACCAGCTACTTTATTCCAGCGTAAAAATTCTGCTGCTACACTATTAGTGTTTTCGCCTGCATTTAGCTTGCGCAGTAGTGTTGATCTACCAAATGCGCCTAGGCCAATGTTATACGCCAGGCTTGTTAATGCTGCTAGTTGATTATCTGTGACTGGACGTTTTACTAATGCTTTTACTCTTGCTTGTACGTTAGCTGTAGTGATTTTTAACCACTCCAGCGCTTTTGCTTTTGTAATAACGTCGCCCTGCTTAATTGCTAGACCTGTTTCAGGGTTAATAGTTGTACCGTAGCCAATAGTCCAAATGCCGCCGCTATCTTTATAGGCGCGTAG